ATAGTCACCATTAACTATTTTCTCATATAAAGTACGATAAGAATGAAGGGTCTGTCTTTGTTGATAGCGTCTCCACCAAACAAATTGATTGTAAGTCTTTCTAGGAAGTTGAGAAAGTCTTTCTTCAATGTGCTCTCTCGTCATTTTTGTTTCGAATATCATAACCTTTATTTAATTTATCATAATAGTCATTAGCAAATTTAATCTTCCAGTCACCAGTATGACCATCTTCGTCTAAAGCATACATAATTGCATTGAAGATCTGATCTTTCTCTATTGCTTTTGCTACAGGTTCTCTTTCACATAAAAAATCAATTAAATTAGCAGAAGCAATATCATCAGCATCTCTAAATGCTTTAGACAATTCTTTAAATGTTAAAAATAATAACTCTACTGCGGTTTGTTGTTTACCTTGGTCCATTTACTTTTTTGTTTAAATGTTTTATCTTCCTCTTCATATAATCCATCTTTAGCATCTGCTTCCATAATTTCTGTTATTATTCTCTTCTGTTCTTCTTTGCTTGTACCAAAAAATTCACCACACTCATTACACAATACATTTATAATCGGCATGTGTTTTTGAGTGTAGTCATAATTAAAGTGGAAGTTTTCTTTCTCTCCACAATGAGGACAGATTGTTTGTTTAGACATAGTTTATTTATTGAACATTTCATAATGTCTTGGGTATACGTGAAGATTTGTAATAAACCAATGCATTTCACCTATAGGATAACCTGTCTTACGAGATACATGCTCCATTAGTTTAGCAAACGTGTACTGGTCGTTACAGAAGCCAAAAACAAGATCGATAGATCTGGCAAATACAGTGAGATGGAGTTTATCATCTTTGATATAGAAGTTAAGTACATCATTGCAAGGTGTGTCATATTTGTATCTGTCTATTTCGTGTAGAATGTAATGTACTACAATAGCACGACGTGTTTCTTTATTTCTTTTTAGTTCGTCAATAACTTTTACAAGCTGATTGTTATAATTCCAGAAGTATCCGTAGTTAGAGTTTACTTCTGTTGTACCTGGTATCATCATTTGATTCCATATCTTAGCACGTTCAGCTATCTCTTTAGCATCGCGGTTACCATTTTGATACCAATGCCATTCGTATTCAGCATAGTCTTGATTGAACTTACGTTGAGGAGTCTTGATAACTTTATCAGAAGGATCTTGTATTGCAAATGATACATTGAACTTAGCTTTAGTATTAGCAAAGTCCTCACCTTCGTTAATAATGTCTTGATACAATAGCTCAAAAGCTTCAGTAGGATTTTTGTACATCATATTGTTCTACTTGTATAAATTGTTTAAGAAAGTCAATACCTTCTGGGTTACGGTATTCAGTTAAATATACAACTCTTTTTATTCCTGATTGCAAGATAAGTTTAGAGCAGTCTAAACAAGGACTAAGTGTTAAGTATAAAGTAGAACCATCTACAGAGTTACCAGTCTTAGCTGCTTTTAAAATCGCGTTACACTCTGCATGAATAGTATGTTTTAAAGTGACATCATTCTCTTCACATCGATTATCCATTCCAGACGGAGTACCATTATAACCAAATGAAATAATGTTACCATCTTTCACTAAAACTGCGCCGACTTTTGATCGAACGCAGTGTGACAGAGTAGAGGTCTCTTTAGCTATGTTTACAAATACTGTGTCTAGTTTATTCATATTAGAGTCCTGTAGAGCCGAATCCACCTGCGCCTCTTTCTGTATTTCTTGATTGTATTTCATATACTTCTTCTATATCCAAGTACGCTACTGGAATTAAAACAAATTGAACTAACTTTTGTCCTGTTACTACTACTTGTTCTTTATCAGATGTATTGATCATGTGAAGATGTACCTCTCCTTCATAATCTTCATCAACTACACAAGCACCAACAGATAATCCTTGCTTAACTGCAACTCCTGATTTGTTGAATGCGATCAATGCATAACCTCTTGGTACTTGTACTTTAATACCAGACGGTATTAGTACTGATTCACCTGGTTTTAGTGATACAGTTTCAAAATCTTCAGGTACATAAAAGTCTATACCTGCTGAAGCTACTGTGCCTCTATTTGGTGTTTTTACGTTTCGTAACTTTTGTACTTTCATTTTGAGCATTTTGATAATCGTTTAGTGAAGCAATATAAGCTACACAATCTAATAGGTTGTCTTCTTTGTGATTGTAAGCCTGTCTCGACAACTTGAGGGCAATCATACAATTGTACATGTCGACTGCTGTTATCTCTTTACGGCTTAGTAACGATGCAATCTTGGCAGCTTCTTGCATACCATCTTGCATTGGCCCATATTGACGAGCCTTTTCCTCAGATCTCTTATAGATGATCTCGTTTGCTTGTTCTAGTATATTCATGGTATAAATATAAAAAATAATCTGAAACAGGTAAAACTAAAGTCCCAAGTATCTAGTAATGTCCGATTTATCACCCCACTCTCTCTGAGAATCAATATCACTTGGCTTAATTGTAGGCTTTGGCATGTTTCTGGCCACATTCCAGAACCAATTTCCAGAGTTACCATAACGTTTCATATAGTCCCAACCTTTAGCATCATAAGTTTTGATACAATCAAATGGAGTGTCGATATCGCAATCTTTAAGAAACTCTTTATGGTATGCATAGAATTTAGCCCTACCAAGTTCACCAGGTTGTATGTTTCTTGCAACTGCTACGGCATTAAACTTTGTATTAGGAAGTGCAATCTGAAGAGTTCTGGACAATACGCCTGTTGAGAATACTGTCCAAAGCTCCTCAATATTTTTATCTTTAAATGCTTCATGGAATATCTTAACTCCACCAGCTACTACTTGTTCATGCTTAAGACCAAAAGGTAAATATTTTGCGCCAATCTTTTGAGCAAAGTCTTTTGCCCATGCATTAATAGTTGGCATTGCAGGAGTCTTTAAAAATATTGGAGTAGCTCCATCTTCAATAACACGAAGTTGGTGTTCAGAAGCTTCTTTAGATGCAGGCATAAATAGTACAAGCTTCTTATTATATTTCTTTGCAAGATAAGTAAGTGAATATGGAGCATAGCCAGTTCTTGGAGCAACATATACTAAAGTGTCTTCTTTTACTTTACTAATCATAAAGTCACCCATCTTTGCTTTACTACCATATTGAAATTCTCCATCATCAATAACTGTATAGCCTTCTATTTCTTTTATTGAGAAGTCAAAGTCTGGTGTATAGTCTTTTGTCATTTCAAGATAGTAGTTTAAATTTCTACCATCTGACATATCTAAGTTTGATTGATCTGTTGCTTTGTTTACAAACATAACTATTTTAATTTAGTTGCAAAATCATAATACTTATCATGACCCCAAGTCTGTTTAAGAATTGTGTTATTGTTCATCCTACGACCATTATTTTTAATAACGTGGGATTCAGACTGGTATTCTTGAAAATAACGAACCACGTCACAAGCTCTACTATCTTCACAATCAATTGGGTTTAAGTTATATCTGTTAGACAAGAATTGTAATACTTCATTAATGTATTCAAACTCTTTTACTCTAGGACTAACTTTAGGGAAGATAGCGTTAATGCAACGAATAGCATTTGTCCCTGCATATACCCAACCTTTAGGATTAACCATGTTAGGAAAATATTCACCTAAGTCTGCTGCAAATGCAGTTAAAACAAAATTCTGCTTTTTAAAGCCTAAGTTCTTAAGATAATCATTGCCTAAATCTGTAACTTGATAGATATCGTATCTCTTACTCTTAACAGCATCATAGATATGCCTAACCAAACCTTCTGAATACTCTAGAATAAACTTTCTTAAGTGTCCTCTAGTCTCATTCTCAAATGTGAACTGAGGAAGTAAATAGCCTTTATTATCTGTAAATGGTGTGATGCGGTTATAAAGGTCCTGCTTCCATTCTGGCCACGTGTAACGTTCTTTCAATATAGAATCCACGATCCAGAAGTTACCAAAACCATGCGTACCCAGAATGTCCTTGATATGGTCCTTCTTATATCTTGGTACATAATTGATACCAGAACCACAAAGCCTAAACAAATAAAATAGCATGAACCAATCGAAGTCATCATTAATGTCATGATGCGTAAAGTGGTGGCCCATTCCTCTCAAGTCATCTTCTTTATACCATACTGCTTCAGTAAATGCACAAAACGCTGCAAACCTACGATGTGCTGTATCGTAAATAGGTACATGATAGATTAGATCATCATTTACATCTTCATATAAGTTACCTTCATAAGGAAGGCCTAAGCTACCGTGTTGTTGCATTAATAGACTACGCTTATCGTATTCATCTAGTGCTTCTAAAAGACGTTCATTTATTATAAATTTTTGCATGTTATAGCTTTTCTATTTCTTGTTTTACTTCTCTCCAATAACTTTTATTATCATAAACCTTATTAC